GTCAACGTCCGCCAGCCCGGACAGGTTGAGGTCGCTGTTCTTCCACTTCTCGGCGGTCGCGTCGTAGACAAGCAGATCGCCGTCCGCGGCGCTCGTGAGGTCAACGTCCGCCAGCCCGGACAGCGTTACGGGAGTGATGCTACCGCCAGATTTGTAACCAGCCTTGACGATCTGCACACTGACAGGCTTGTCTTCCGTGCCGTCCTCGAGGGCGATCGCGACGATAAAGGCGCCAGATTCCGCGACAACCGCCTTTCCGGCAGCATCCGTGGCCAGCTCGGAACCGGCAGCGATGACGCCGCCGCCCATCCAGTAGCAGATGTCCTTGATCTGGACATGGACGTCGTCACCGGCTTCGATGGTGTCGCTGTCGGCGAGCACGATGCCGATGCAAAGGTCGCCTGCTGCGGGCAGGGCGAATGCGCCGTTGGTGTCCACCTTAACGGCCAGGAGGTTGGGGTTTTCCAGTTTCGCGGCCGCCTTGCCGACGATGGTGGCGGACTGGTTGATGGCGTGATTTAGAAACATGGTTGTTTCTCCTTTCAATTGGTTCTTGTGCGCTTAGGCGCGGGCCTTCTCGTACTGCTGCAGCAGCTCGGGGTGGGCGGTGCAGGCTTCGTCGATGGCCTTCTCCCAGGTGGTGTCGGCCTTGGACTTCATGATTTCCTTGGCGGCGGCCTCGATCTTGGCCCAGGCGCCGCTGGTGTCGTCGGAGCCCTGGCTGCCGCGCTTGCCGATTTCGTCGAAGGCTTTGGATTTCTCCAGGGCCTCCAGGTTGCTGTCCAGAATGGCGATGAAGCCGTTGTACTGCTCTTCGCCGAGCTGCTTCATGCCCTTGAGGACAGGGGCCAGCTCTTCGGGCTTCTTGCCCAGGAGCTCGTACTTTTTCGCCACATCGACGAAGGCGCGCTCTTCGGTCTCCGCCTTGAACTTGCGGAGGGCTTCCAGCTCTTCCTTCAGCTCAGGGGCGATGCCCTTGCTGACGTCTTCCTGGGGCTCGGTCTCAGGTGCGGCCGGTGCCGCGGGGGCGGGGGGCGCAGCAGGGGTCTCTTCCTGCTTGCCGTAGCGCTTGGAGAGGTCGTTGAAGGTCTCCAGCTCTTCCGGGGTCATCTTGGTGGTATCGAACTGCATTTCAGTTGCTCCTTTCGTTACAGGGGGCGTCTGTGCGCCCGGCTCGGGGTTATCCGCCGGCGCTGGGGGCGGGTCGGGTTGCTGGGGCTGGGTCTCTGCCTGCAGGTGGTCGAGGATGTTGCGCTTGACCGCGAGGATGACGGCGACGTCGGTCTTGATCTCTGCGCTTTTTCCTTGCGCCCATTGATCGGTCGCCGCATCAAAGGCTGCGGCGAACTCGGTCACGCTTTGCTGCATCTTCTCTTTCTTCGCGGCGGTGTCCGCCTCGTCGTCGTAGAGGATGCTGCGAATGCTGTCCATGAACAGGTAGGTGGTGTTCATGGCCTCGCTGGCGACCTTCTCCCATTTCTGCGCATCCTGCGCCTCGGAGAAGGTTTGCGCATCGGCCTTGTTGACGTCCACGCCGAACGCTTTCGCGATGGCGTCGATCAGCCGCTTGCCGATGCTGCGGTCATCCTGGCCCTCTGCCGGGGCCGGTTCCTGGGCAGCTTGATGATCTTCTTTGCGCTTTGCGAAGCGGATGTGAGCGTCGGGGTTCGCGCCCTCGTCCACGAGCGCCACGCGCTTGATCCTCAAGCCCTTAAGCTTGGTGGCCATTGGTGGGTTACCTCCCTTCGTTTACTTGAGCGCGGATAGCAGCTCCTTCGATCGAGAACATGGTGTAGGTGCCGTCTTTGACCTTCTCCCACACGTCGTCGTCGATGACGCGGAAGCCCACCCACCAGCCGTGGGGAAGGTCGCCTTCCTTGAGGCCGAGGGCTGTGATCTTCTCCGGGGTGAAGACGATGCTCTCCACCAGCACGGCGATGTCCAGGCCGCCGCGCTCGTGCATGTCGCTGCCTTCGCGGAAGAACTGCACGAAGTCGTAGGCCGCGCCTTCCAGCTCCGTGATCTCGACGATGTCTTCCTGGTGGTCGATGATGGTCTCGCCGTCCGCCCGGTCTGCGACACTCGCCCAGCCAAAGACCAGGCGCTCATCGCTGTCTGTGGCCTTGCGGATGTCAAAGTTGCAGGTCAGTAGGCCGTCGTCGCCGGCCGGGGCGGTCGCCTGGGGCTCTGCCCTGGGCTGCGGAATGATGTATTGCTGGAATGTTTTCATGTTGTGCCCTCCCTGGCATTAAAAAGCCGCCCGGAGGCGGTTGTCATTGACGGTAGTGTCTTCGTTGCTCTGGTGTGAGGTATTGCTCTTCAAGGTATTGCACTTTGCATTGGCAGTTTGGATGCGCCGGGGGCAGGTCTTTGCCGATGCTGAATACATCGTCCATCGGGATGATCTCTCCGTGGATGCTGCCGCAGATGCGGCAGACGCGCTCGTTCCTGGCCGTCAGCCAGCGCTTGACCATGGTGGGCAGCAGGCCCTCTGCTGCGTACTGGCGGACGGTGGCGTCCATGCCGTGGTTGTAGGCGAAGGCGATCTCCGTCTGGGCGATGGTGCCCGCCCGGCGTCTGTGCATCCTGGCGGCGTAGGTGGCCTGGCGTTCCAGGGCCTTTGCCGGGTTCATGCCTTGCTCGACCAGTTTCTCGTAATAGCGGAAGGTGGTCGCGGTCTGGCGGGTGGTCAGCCCGACGGTGGGCCTGATGGCGCGGGCCAGTTGGTCGATGCTCATGGTTTCCGTGAGGGTGGCCTGCCTGACCAGGGTGTTGATGGCCGTGTATTGGTTGGCGCTGACCTCTCGGATCAGCTGGCCGCCTCGGTTGGTTATGAAGCTGGCGATCTGCTGCACCTCTGCGTCTCTTACGGCCATGCCGTAGCGGCGCATGATGTCGTTCGCTGCCTCCTTCACCATGGCCTGCATGATGGGCTCATAGGCGGTGGCCACGAAGCGGCTGTAATCCTGCTGCCATTGCAGGAAGTAGTTGATGCTCAGCTCCCCGCTGAGGATGGCTTCCCGCAGCTCTTTGTAGGTGATGGCGGCCGCCTGGTTCTGCCAGGTATGGTTCAGGATTTCTGCCAGGCGCGGGCTGTTCTCGTCGATCAGCGCCTCGAGGCGTTCCTGCATCTGGCTCATGGGCTATCGCGTCCCAGCGCCTTTTTTGCCGCCTGTGCGGCGCCTTCGTCGTCCGGGGCTATGTCGTCGGTGTCCAGGTCGCTGGGTGGTGTACCTCTGCGCCTGCGCTGGTCTGCCCTAAGCTGCCGCCTGGTCGCCTGGTCTTCACTCTGAGGTGTGGGCGGGCCCTCGTCGAACTGCTGGGCGTCGGTGCGCTCCGGCAGGTGGGCCACCTCACGCAGGTAATCCTCCAGGCTTTCGTCCGGGGTGATGGCGCCGCTGATGGTGAGCTCGCGGATGAAGGTGCTTAGGTCTTTCAGGTCTGGGCTTTCGACGTCGCCGTGCTCCAGGCGCGGGTAGTCGGTGATGCCTCGGAAGTGGTCAGCGTTCATGCCAATCAGGCGCGGGATGCCCTGGTTGTTGAAAACCTCGCAGATGATGTCGAGGTATGCGCCCAGGGCCATGCTGAACAGCTCCGTTTTGTCGCTGCTTAGGGCGAAGCTGCCGACCTGCTGGTGTCCGAGCAGCAAGAAGTCGCTCATGGTGCTCATGGCGATCCGGGTGTCATAGCGCTCGATGACCTGGTTGGTATCAAACTGGCGGCGGCTGCCGCTGTTGATCAGGTTGAGCTCCCAGCCCTTGGGAAAGACCAGGCCCTCGGTGGCGTCCCTGCGGACATTGCGGACGATGGTCTCCGCCCGGTTGAGGGCTTCCACCATGTCGTTGTCGCTTGTGTCCCAGATGTTCATGCCCTCCGGGGCGTACAGCACCGGGAAGCCTGCCAGGTCGCGCTCGATGCCCATGCCTTCGATTTCCTGGATGCGGCGCTTAAAGTACCAGCTGCGGTATGCGCTGCGGAGGATGCTGCGGCCCTCGGGGTTGCCCTTTCGGCTCTTTGTGCGGAAGTGGAGGGCCTTTTCGATGGGGATGGTGACCTGCTGGTACCTCGGGGGCGCGATCTGGGTCATGCCCTTGAGGTTGTCGCGGTCGTCGTACTCCCAGGCGAACAGGGTTTCCTGCGCCCGGATGGGGAGCTTGGCCCAGCCGATCAGGCCGTCGGTGTATTTGCTTTGTGTGCGCGGGTCTCGGGTGTTGCCCATCCTGCGCTTGTAGACGATCTCGTGGAAGCTCCAGCCGAAGGTCAGGAAAGATAAAACCTCGCTGATAACGTCCGTCCAGCTGTCTTGCATGTCGTCCATGCAGCTTTCCACAAACTCTGCGGCTTCCTGGTC